ATACTCTTTAAATATAATATACAACGTGTAAATTCCCCACAAGTTGTCAGACAATTTAAAATAACAATATAAAGAACGTTTATAAATTAAAACATATAATGTTAACAATTTATTTACAATTATGACGCAATATGTTAACAGTAATACAGTATTATATAATCATAAAGATAAAGAAAACAAAGACATCAAGGAAAGACTTGAAGAAAGAAGGAATTATGAGAATCCATAGTTACAATAAGTTTTTTGCAGAAGTAGCAAAGATTATGAGTACATCTGTAAAGTCTGTAAAGCAACTTGACGGTAGATATAAGGTTGAATTAGCAAATCACGTATACTTAAATGTGTATAGAGGTGTTGAAGGAAGTCTGTTTATACATGACCATAGAGGGATAGAGCATATTACAAGCTGTTATGATTTTGAAGATTTTAAAACAATGAAAGAGTTATATGAAAGACTTGTATCAGACTATAGTGAATTAGCCAAAAAAGAAGTTATGGAAGTAAAGCAAGAATTGAATACCCGTTTTGGAAAAGAGCAACAATATTTTGACACGGACGATTTACAGCCAAATAAGAAAATAATTGCAAAAATTGAAAATATCAATCATTGCCCAAATCAAAACACATGCTGTATTGTCTCGCCTTTTGTACATTGCAATTATAACTACAAATCAGATAGCTGTATTAAAGCGCATAAGAATTTTATTCATGATTGCGAACAGGTGCATAAACAAATGAAAGCAAAAAGCAATCCAGAATGGCATCATGTTAGTCTTGCAACACTAGCTAACATTGACATTGACATGTTGGATGAAAAAAGGCAGAGATATTTTAAAATATATAAAGAGCTTATAAAAACGGTAAACGACTTGCATAAATGCAAAACAGCGGCAACTTATGAAACTCGATGGTGGAGATTCAAACAAGTAATTGCAGATGATATAAACTATAGAAGAACAACACTATATATGACAAGATTTCTCGACTCAAAAATATCTATGTGTAATGTAGAATGTGGCTTATGGTCTTCAGCAGATGAAAAAGCAACTGGCTTCATCAAATCACGTAGATACGGACGCACCACATTAAAATAGTAAATTTCACAGCTGTTCTATCGGCTACACGGGAAGAAAGAAGGAAATTATGACAGCTAATATTTCAGATTTACAGTATATCGCTAGCAATTTAATTGCCGGTGGTTGGACTTCAAAAGACGCAAAAGAAATTCAGTTAGAATATAATCTGTATGACGATGAAGTAAATGCAATTGTAGAAATGATGGAAGAAATGTTGAAAAATAGAAAGTGAGGTTTAGCATGGATAATTTAACACAGACAAAGAAAAATAGACTTTTACAAGAAAGTAAGGATAAAATTTTAGAAACGCCGTTTTTTCATAATGACATTATGAAAATGTATGCGTATATCTACGATCGCACAGCAACAAGCGATACAATAGCAGAAATTCAACTTATGGAAACAGTAAAATCATCACTTGATTTTCTCGTGAGGGGGGTGATAAAATGATTTATTCAGTTGGTGTTTGGGGATTTGATCCAGAAAACGATTATCAGCACGATTGTGACATAATTAAAGCTAAAAGTTTTCAAGAAGCGTTTGCCTATGCTACTAATTATATGTGGCAAGGTTGGACTTTTACAAAAATAGAAATTGAGATATTACAAGAAAATCAGTATATTATACAATATCATGATAACTATACTAATGAAAATGACTTTTTTAGCTGTAAGGAAGACAGTGAACTTGCTGCAAAGATAAAGTTTAGATTGTGTAATAACTTTTCAGATACTAAACGTTATGAGATAATCAGTGTAAAAGGAGTAAAGAAATGAGAACTATGAAACATACATACTTGGTAGAAGTAGCCTTTCTGAATACGGAAAGTGATGATATCAATATTGAATATGTTGAATGTAGTGGATATAATGCAAGACAGGCGAGCGATTATGCAGTTGAATATATATCAAAACTGCCGTTTTGTAGCTACATTACCGTAATATCAATAGAAAGAAAATAAGAAAAGAGGGGCGTAAGCCCCTCTTTTTTAACTCAATGGAATATTAAACTCAACACCATATAATTGGATCTCATCAACACTAGTATAAGTAGTATACCCACTGCCGCTTACATCAACCAACTTTAAGTAAATAGCTCCGCTATCAACTTGTGTTGCATCGAATGGATTGATGGTAAGAACAGCCATGCATTGATGATAACCGCTTTTATCATGAACAATCGCATTGCAGTTGCAGATACTTTGTTCATTTACAAAAGAAAGATTGTGACTCATAACTTTAACAGCGGCATTTGTGAAAGTCTTTGCAGGTTTGAAAGCCAAATCAAGAAAGCTTGCCACATGCCTAAAGCTACAATGTGCGTTGGTATTAGTCAACACAACATTCATTTTATAGTCATTCAGTGTACAATCAACCCCGTCAAGCGCAAAATCTCCAGAACGGTTCCAACTTGCATACCCCTCTATTGCCTTATAAATCATATCTGCAATTGAACCCTGTCCGCTAGCGTTTGGGTGGATGTTATCGCTAGCAAGTACGCTAATCCAACGTAAAGCACTATCTGCACCACTCAAAAACTTATACTTACCCCAGTAAGTTTCGTATAACGTTTTAATCTCATTATATGCTTTTTGTTTTGCAACAGTAGTAAAACCGATAATAGGAGTTGCAATCCATCCAATGTAAAGTGTCGCGTTTGGTAACTGTGCCATTAAAGCAATAGTATCTTTTATACCAGAGTTGACCGTGGAAGCTGCAATAAATTGATCATTCCAACCGCCTGCAACAACAACATACTTAACTTGTTTCTTTTGCTTATCTGTTAGACTTGCTATTGCTTGTGATAGCAGAGCAGAAAAGTGAGTATTTGCACCAAATCCGCTACCGCCTAAACTTTTATTAACATAAAAGCTAGCATCACTGAAATACTGTTCATGCAAGATATCGCACCACGGTTTCACCATGCCATCTGGGGTATATCCTTCCCCGTATGAGTCGCTAATTGTTATCAGTCCATAATCTGTCAACCATGTATCAATAATATCAGACAATTCTCCGCTTGCCTTTAAAGCATCAAGATACATGTCAATGGCTGCTATATAGTCCAAATTATCAATATAATTTTGCACATCAGACTGCCATTTATTCCATTGCTTATAGTAATCATCCCACTTTGTATTTAAATCTTTAGTCGTTTCAAGAATCCAATCAAGATTTAAATTATGGAAATCCGTATAAGGAAAATTAGAAAATGCCATTGTCTACCCCCCTACTTAAATTGATCTGAAGGAATCACGTTGTACTTTCTACCATCATCGCCAACAATTAAAATCGGTTCAAAAGCTTTATCAAAATAATGAGGGTCGGGAATTTGTCCAAATTTTGTAATTATAAAAGTAAAGCGTTGGTTTTTAGTGTTATCAAAAAGGGGTTGAATAACGTTGGGATTTTTGGAATGCACAGGTGGAAAGCAAAGCTTTTCAGTTGTTGTGTTAATAGGTACACCAAGATGACTGCCATAAATGCCGGTATTCTTAATAATTGTCATTTCTTCGATCGAGTAGCCGTCAATTAGAGCAATATATTTACCGCTACTATCATTCGTATCAAATTGCATATCTACAACATTCCCATAGTACTTAATTGTCATTTAGTCTACCCCCCTTTTCCCAACCAAATCCATCAATCACACAGATAGAAATTGTTTCAAGCTCTTTTCCGCAATGCATAAAAAAACCATGACCAATGTCAATCCCTATGTGCCTTCCTTTACCGCCAAAAGTTGTATACAGTAAATCGCCGTCTTTTGTCTTGTCAGGAGTCGTTACATTTGTACAACTGTTTATGTATGCTGTCGAATACATATATCGCCCTGTGACAAGATTGATAAAGCCGCTGCAATCAATCACTGTCTTTCCTAAACAGAAAGCCTTGATTTGTGCTTTCTGTGTTGCTGTATACTTTTTAAAATAATTTGGTTCTGCATTCCATAATGCCTCAAAAACCTCAGGAGTACACTTTTGCCCCTTCGCTCCGTAAAGGTATGCGTATTGATCACGGTTTTTGTAAAGCTCTCTCGCTTTTGCAATATAAGCAACGTTCTTATCTGGGATATCATAAATCATATTCACACCTCATTTCTTTCTTTTACTAATGTTAACTCTTCTAAATCTTTTCTTTCTTTTACTATTGTCAACAGCTCTGTTATAACTTTTGTGTTGTTATTCAGAGCGTCAACCCATTTTGCACTTTCTTGGTCATGTTTCTCATACCACGTCTTTCTCTCCTCACGCTGCCTTACATCAAGTGCGTTTACATACCACATCACAGCGCCCAGACATACGCACGGCACACCAACCATTTGCGCAATTTGCGCAATTGTGTTCATAATTTCCATATCACCACACTCCTATTAAAAGTCTATCTGCATAAAGCTTGCACACTTCATCAAGAAAGTTGTAAGCTTTAGTCAGATCAATTTCCGCCCGCATCATTTGTTGCGAAGTTGTAACACCTATGTTTCCATGAATCCTTCCATCATGTTTTCCGGTTGTTGTTGACTCATCCAAACCATTGGTAACACTTCCGTGTGAGGTGTCAGCGCCAAAACTTTGAGAATCACTTCCACTATCACTTGTGTTGTCAGTGTTGGCAACCTCAGGAGTTGAAGAATTAAACGCTGCAACCTTATGAGTACTGTCAGAAACTTTTCCAAAAGTGGTTGTAACACTACCCTTGTTAAACGTTTCTTCTGTATCAACTTTTCCCTTTTGGAAAGTACCGCCCCCAGTATCAGTCCAACTTTCCATTCTATCATAGTTTTCGATAGGATTATACTCAAGCTGTGTTACTTCCCACAAGTGATCAATAGTCCATTGTAAAGACCTTGCTACACTTGTAACGTGCCGTCTTAAATATTTGGGATCCTGATAAACAGGTGTTAAATCTCCATATGATAACAAAAAGTGTTCAATAAGTTGATCTTTTGACAAACCTTTAACATAGATATCGTTAAAGATACTATTATCATAGTCATACAGAGTCGCTATTGGAATAATCGTTCTCACTCTGTTCACCCCCTCTAATATTAGGATACCTCAAACGTGCTTTAATGTCAAGGTTATAATGTGCGTTTACCTTTTCTAAACATTCGTTAATAGTTTCAACCCATAACTCACATTTTGACATAACTGCGTTTTTGGTTTCCTCAACCTCATCTGTAATCATGCGCTCTTTTTTCTCAGGCGCTGTATAAATACCAATCTCCATATCAAAAGCGTGTTTGAGTTGTTCAACGCTTTCCAATGCAGCTTTAACAACATTGTAACATTTTTCAATGTCATTATTAAAATATTCGTAGAGAGGTCTACCAGTTTCCTTATCAAAAAGTGATTGATTGATCACAACAGCAAGTTTTCCAGACATGATATCGTCAAAAGCTGCCTTAAAAGTCTCACTTGCGCTTTTGTTGCGTGCCGTAAAAATAAAACCAAACTTTGCAAGTGCACTAGCAACGTCACAGTTTGAGAGCGTTAACGCTACACGCTGCGCGTATGAATTTATTAGATCGCCAATACCGCACCAATCAGGTGCTAATTTTACAATCTCGCAATCTTCCCCGATAACTAAATCGCCATTAAAACTAGCGTCAAAAGCTGGGTTGGCAACAATATAGTTTGTAGGCTGATATTGCACGTCAAATCCATACGGAGAACCGTGTTGAGGGATGATTCCAAATCTTGCCGTATTCATAACGCAAAAGTTGCCCTTTAAAAACAGCAAAGGATAGATATAATTTTTCGCCCAGTTTTGCGGCATACCATCAAAAATTATAAGACTTTCTGCACGTTGCAAAAAGTAACGAAAATATGTTGCGTAATCCCACGTATTGTTAATATGAATCATGTTTGGATTTTGCCTTGATTCATATTCGTTAATAATAGGACTTGATACACCTTCGCCAACATAATATCCACTATATACAAACGGTTTCATTCTATAAACATACCCCCATTCAAAAAATCATTGATAACTGCTTTTCCGTTTTCAGTTGCAGAGCAACTTACATCTGCACTTTCGCACTGTAAAAAGCCAGATAAGTTAGACAAGCTTATCTTTTTACAAACAGGATAGCCAAAATGCTCATAATCACGGTTTGGCTGATTTGCAAAAATCGCGCGTAAAGCTATTACGTTACTGCCTACCATTGTACCACCGCTGCCTCCGCTTGTTTCAACAGTTGGTGCAATACTAGAAATACCAGATTCAATTGCAGAAATACCGCCTAAAATATTATGCGTTGCAAAAGAAAACGCTGCATTGATTGCACTTGATACAGTACCAATGACATTTGTAGAACGTGACGAATAACTAACAGGTGCGCCACAATTTCCCGTTGCAGTGAAAAGAAGTACGCTTCCGGCTTTTACAGTAACAAAAATAGCGCCGTTTATATCGACAGAATATTTTATTGTTAGAGCGTCAATATCTGCTAGTTCTTTACTGGATAACCGCATAGTTCCAATAAAAGGCAATGTTAGTATATATTGCGTAAATGGTTCATATAACATATACTTGTGAGTATCACTTTCGCTGTGATGCGGTACTGCTAGAGATATGTTATGTGTAAAGACTTCCCCTGTGCCAACGTCTCTACCGCTGTAACTTGTGGAAACATACCCGAGTACAATTTGTGTTGGCGTTCCGTCTGTAACATCAAACGGAACCCATATTGCACTTTGTAAGTAATCTTGCGGTCTAACTATTTCTTTTTGCACATCAGCAGGTGTTTCAAGTATTGTGTTTAAACCGTTTAAATAATCAGGAGAGTACAAATATTTTGTTACAGCTTTAAACGTTGCAGGATGTAAAGACAAAAAAGAATTTTCGCCATTACCGATAATGCAACACAAAATCGAGCCTGTTGTTGAAGTTGGTAAAGTTGCAGTTGACTGTGAAATTGTTGGTTGGGATGTAGTTGGAAACATGGTGTCAATCAAGTATCTGTTAAAATTTGCAATATTCGATGATCTTGTTACATACATAGAGTTACTTAAAATCTCATCTTTATAACTTGCCAAATAATCACAAGTGCAAGAAATTTCATAAGTAGATTCTACATATGCAACATCATTGATAAAATAATATCGTCCAAAAGTTTCACAGTATGCAACATTCCACTCAAAAGGTGCAACACCTTGTAAAATGAAAGTTGGATTTTCTACACTTGTACCGCTTTTAAGTACACAAGATGCACCTTCTGAAAACGTTGGAATTTTCGTACTATTTATTCTTTTGTCTGATTTTCCAAATTTAACTTCAAATGCCATATGTACCCCCTATTCAAGAAAAGGGGCTTGAAGCCCCTTTGTTTAATCAAGTAAAATCAAAATTGCATTCTCAGTAAAGTCAACCGGAGTCTTAAAGGTATAATGATTCCAACCGTTTCTGAATCCAAACCGTGCGTTTAATGGTTCAAGTGCACTCCACTGATTGATTGGCACAATTCCTAGTGTATCAATATCCATCATAATTCCCAGAACGTTGTCAACCGTTTGATTTGATAACGTAAACTTTGTCTTTCCATCTGTTGTTACACCCTCAGCACTTCCCTTGATTCGCATTGGATTGCTTGGGTCAGTCCAGAAAGTTACCTTCTCATAATCTCCTAACTCAGCTTTCTCAGGGTGGAAAAATTCGGATCCATTAGCCTCAAAATAATTTCCAAATTTTGAAACCAGATAAAAACGCAATTCTGCTGCATCAGTATGACGGTTTACAATTTTGCCTGTGAAATCACCGTGAAAACGAGTGCCACGAACAGCAAGGTTTTCTTTAAGTGTTTTCATCTCAGCCGACAACCAAATCATAAAAGGGCGGAAATCAGCTGGATTCATGATTGTTTGTGCAGTCATTTCAAGCCCCGTCTCAGCGTTGTACTTTGTTAAAGCGTGAAAAACCTGATCTTTTTTGCACATATTACCGGCTGTGGGTGTTGCTTTACCAGCGTCAGCAAGAATAATTGCAAGGTTTGCAAGTTGGGCGCGGGATCTATTTTCAAGGTCAATCTCATAAACATTTGAAAATTCAGTCATCAACATAGAGAAATATGATGCGACACCCGCCTCAGAATCAAATGCTGCATTGATCTGTTCCGTATAAATAGTATATTTCCTAGCATAAGTTTGACCGCCACTTGCGATTGTAAGAAGTACATCATACTTTACTGGTTTTGTTCCGGCTTTCCAATCTTGACTTGCTTCGTCTTTAGCAAGCTCAACGTTAATATTCCACTCATCATTATCAACCTCAGATTCATTTACAATCGGGGTAAACTTTCTAATATAATTGCCGTATCGTTGATCATCCCAAACCATACCGGAAAGTTTTCGTGAATACGGTCGAATAGCATAAATTGATTTAGCGAGAACTGTTGGAATGATTTGATAAAGGTTGTCATCTTCTCTATCAAAGCCCATTTTAAATGTATTTTGCATTTGTCCAAAAGTTAAATTTTGAGCAGACGTTCTACCAGTATACTGGTTATACATTTGTGTAAGTAGTGGCGCAATTTGTGTATATGTAAGATTTGCCATTGTTTACCTCCTTTAGAAAAACTTACTAAGATCTGTCTTGTCGTTTGAACCGCCAAAATTAGTCTTGCCATTTGCAAGCTGCTGTGCTTTTACAAGTGCAGCCGCAAATTTGTCATAGTCAAACGAACTATCTGTCTTCTGATCTGTCTTCTGATCTGTCTTCTGATCTGTCTTCTGATCTGTCGTAACGTCAAACGCTGCAATTTCATCTTTACTATATCCGGCATTTACAAGCTTCAAAATTTCATCAATTTTCATATTTTAACCTTCTTTCTTTATTTGTTGACAGCTGTAAACAGACTCGAACTGTTATTATATGATTCAAAGTCATATGTGCTAACCGTTTACACTATACAGCAGTAATAGGCGGTCTGTCTGTCGTCCCCGACTCGCACACACTGGCTAGTGTTTGGATAGTGCAACCGCCTATTTATTATATATCATTTATATAATTGTTTGTCAATTACAACTTTATAGAATATCATACCATGATACACAATCAAAAGATGCTAAAAAATCGCACTGCGTTTCATAGTCTGAAAATGTTATGTCACCACTAATAAACATTGGTTTTAGATACTTTTTACTACTTGTTTGCCACCTCTCTAGTGATGATGGAGAAGCATCAAAAACATCATCACAATGAGAACGCATAGGTTTAGTCACGTAAAATTTAAAGTCTGATTTATGGAGCCACACAGAAAACAGAGGTGTTTTCATATCGTGCGTGTATTCTTTCAAGTTTTGATGGCGTATGCGATCATCTTCCAAATCCATAAATTCGTTATCAAGTTCCATTTTTGCTCTGCCTTTTGGAAGATTTCTATAAAAAGCGTTTTGTCTCTTTTTCTCAGAAATAGGAGACTTAAAAGGAAGTATAAGTGTTGTCTCGCACCTGTCTACTTGTGTGATTTCAGTTCTTTCTTTTACCGCTTTGTAACAGTCTGGGATAAGTCTATATCCAATTAAAATATTTGACATAATCGCATTAGAGTTCCCAAAAAACCACGTTCTTATTTTTTCCGTTTCTGAATCAGGGCGATTTCTAAAAAGTACTTCCATAATATTTTTGTATGCCTGGAATTCATTTTTTATAGGTCTGTCACCTTTTTGCGGAATGAATTCATCAAAAATTACATCATAAAAGCGAGTAAAGTCTATACCTGTTTTGTTTTGGAAAGTAGACAGCGAAACACCTACTATAAAAGGTTTATCGTTTTGCAAGTCCTCATCTGTCAGATATGCTTTGCCGTATCCTTTTTTGTCGTTATATTTCAAACGAATATCTTTTCCAAACCAATCGGGTTTTACAAAGTCGCCTATAGTCGAAAAGCTGTTCTCAAGTGCAACGTTTGTTCTACGCACGTATAAAATAGGAAAGTGCCCATCATTCCAGATATCACATATCAAATGTGATTTTCCAATACCTCTTCCGCCTATGATATCAATGTAACGTTGTCCAACATCACAAATATATTTATAATTCAAATACCCGTTTTCTTTATACAAGTTCATGCTATCACCTCTTTTAACTTAAAAGAGGGAAGTCGTTTTGACTTCCCTTCATGCCTTATACAAGCTCAAAATTCATATAAGTCCTGCCTGCTTTGCTCTGCGAACGTGTCAGCTTAAACTGTAAATTGTACGTCTCCATAAAATCATAGGCGCTTTCTGCTGTCTTGATCACGGTTGGACTTGACGTTGCAATTGTTACAATTTCACCTGTCTCAATGTTTGTATGATAAAAAACAGCAACATCCTTATCATCATCTGTCGTATATCGTACATAATCTGTAACATTTACGATAGTATCATCTGGCAAATTCTTCATTAACAGATGATTGTCATTTACCATCTTAAACATTTCTTTCTTGTCAAATTCTCTTGATTGTCTTTCAATTCTCATTTTCGTTATCCTCTTTTCTTTTATTTAAGGTTATTATCCTTTACAAGTATATAATAACTTATTTACAAAAGTTTTGCAAATAAAACGTTATTTACTCTACTATTTCATCAACTATAGTGTAATTCTTGATTTGATCATCTGATAAACCTATCTCATAATTGCGAGCTATCATACAACTATAGCCTGTATACTCTGTTATTGCTTCTTTGCCTTGATAATCAACAACTTTTGTTTTTGTGATAGTATCGCTGTCATTATACCAAATTTGAAAACCGCCACTATTCTTTATTTTAAAGCCCTCTCTAAAGTTATCAAGGTTTTTAATTACTTCTACACCCCTTGCCTTTTTAACTCCCGATATAGTACAACCAAAATACGTTTCATCTTTTGTTTCTTTATACGCGTTAAAACAGTACTTCTTTGCACCTAGCGTTTTAAAGTCTTTGTATTTCGGTTCATACTTATTTTCAGATTTCACATCGCTTTCACAGTCAAAATATCCGATATAATATTTTTTACCGTCAATATCAACAAAAGTATTAGTTTCTTCGCAAAGCTTATATATCCAATTATTTAATTCTGTCAATTTCTCAAAATTAAAGTTAGTTGCTTTACAACTGTCCGTGTCACAGTAAATATAGCTACTCTCTGCACATGCTAAAATCCTACGTAAATGCTTTCTTGCGTGCGCTGTTGTATATACCCCCCACACATACGGCAAAACACTTTTTTCGCTTTGCTCTGCAATGCTCTTTTCATCTGGAATTTTAAAACCGATTGCATCAACTTTTTCTTTATACTCTTTATCGTTTTCATATCTACCGAAAGAAAATTCTTGCCATACGTTTTCTAAATACAACATAATAGGGTGAATAGGGTCAGTTGCCGCCATGCCATAAATGCCGTTTAATTTATTTTTGGCTTTCATTAAGTCATAGTCTGCTTCTTCCCTCTCTTTACTATTTGGGGCTGTATGCTTTACAGCGATTTTAAGTTTTGTTTTCGCCGTGAAATATTTCATGATAACACTTCTTACATCATCTGGAATATATCCATAACGTGCGGTATAGAGCGTATCTTCTATAATTTCAATGGTATCAAAATCATAGCACTCCTCGATAATAGAATAGTCTATATCTGTCACTGTCGTTTCAAGCTCTGCCGCTTTCCACACTCTGCCATTGTCAGGGTCGACACCTTGCAAATTACGGCATTTGCTTATAGATAGATACGGGTTGTATTGATCTTCTTTAAGTCTTACATTTGTAAGCTTTATTTGTGCTATCCATGCAAGCTCTTTACTTTTTATGTATTTTAAACATTTTGATGTTACGGGCATTTTTTCAAATGGTGTCAACGGAAACTTCATCAAAAGAAGCATAGCCGGATACATGCTGCTAGCATCAAAACTATAAACGTCATGATAGATTTTAGCGCACTTTATCATGTTGGCGTGAGTATCACCGCCACGAAAAGCCTCTTTTAAAAGCTTATATGTTTTGTCTGTTAAAGCTAACTTTTTCTTTAACAGCCTGGTGGTAGTGCCTTTTCTTATAGCTCTTTTCATATCACGTCTCACATAAGAGGTACTTGTTAGAGGTACTGTTGCAATTTTATCTCCATCTTTTGTAAGCATGTATGTTAGTGCTTCCCATAGTCCTAAAGTATCATTGATTATATATCCCCACTCTATAGGATTGATATAACTTTCGTTATGCCTTACAAGTGAGTAGTCCAAATCGCCTTTTGCTTTTATGTGCGTACATCCAGCCATTTTTTTCGTGAAGTTATCAAGTGACATATTAGTTAGCTTATAACTACACCTCAGTTCAATACCACGCTTCTTTAATCGCCACACAAGCGGTTTACGTTTACCAGTTGCAAACACTTCACTATAATCGTTTAAATAGCCAATCATAAAAGAAAATTCAAAAGGCAGATTGTGAACGTAAATCACAAAATAGCGTGACTCACTTGTTTTATAGTAAGCTTGTATTTTATCAAGCAAATCAACAAAGTCTTTCCAGTATCTTCCTTGCACTTCTTCGCCATCAATGCAAGCCGACCACACATACATAAAAGCATCAATAGGCTTTGTCACTTCTTCGCCCTGATCATCTTTTTCAATCCGTGTCCGTGATGTTGTTTCAATGTCAAATGTTCCAAATTGATCAATATAATAGGGGCTGTCTTTCTTTTTACCTAAAGGTTTATGCAAGGAAAAGCCATGTGACGGCACATAGTCCGTCACTGACTTAACTTCTATATCATCATATTTATTTGACCTATTTAAACATTGAACTATCATAATTTATAACTCCTGTTTTATAGACTTTGGTTTTGGCTTCGCTCGATTGCTCTTGTATAGTTTGTTTGCTGCTTTAAACTCACGTGCTTTATCTTTCCATGATAGAGAACTATTTTGTATAATCGCAACTCTGAACTCTGACTGGTCTTTTAAATTTGGGTATATTTCCTCTGATGCTTTAAAAAGTTCTTGTAAGCCCTCTCTATTGTTTGTATTTATTGCCTCTGTTAACAGTGTAACAATTTGATCACTTGAAAGCTTTGCATACTTTTTATCTGATAGATAGTGCAACGTGTTAAAAAGTTTATCACGGATATTTTTGGAAAGATTGGAAATATCAACCCCGTAACGTTCTTTAAATGTTGCTACTCTTTTATTTTCTACTTCGATGCTACCACGTGCTGTTGAAGCCTTTGCTTCGAGATAGTGCAATAGCTTGTTTTCTAACGCTCTCAATTCACGAATCGAAAAATCTTTGTAAACTGCTTTTCCGGTTGAAACATAAGAAGCGTTATAAGAAACGTGCTTATTAAAGTAGTCAACAGCATCTTGATATCTGAAAAGGGCTGTTCTATCCTCTGTGATTCTGCCTTTTGATATTGCTGCTGTTATTGTTTTGGCTCGCTTGTTTGCAACGTTGGCAAGTTTGCCAACACGGGCGATATACTCCGCTTTACTGGAAGTGGACTCGATAGAATCGTAGTGCCAACGTGTGAAATATTTTGCCTGGATTTCTGTTTGTTTCATAACTCGATACCTCTCTTTGCTAATTCTTCTTTTACAATGTCATATTTATAGTTGTGTGGTGTAATTTCTCTGAAAATGTTGCCAATTTCCTTTTCAGTGTAACCGTGCTGTTTTAATACTAAAACAATGTATTGAACTGCTTCCCTTCCCTCTTTATAACTACACTTAAAACCATTATGCCTATCATCACTCCATTTTGCAGTCTTAACATCTTCAACAGCTTGCACTAAAAGCGCATGTTGTAGCATTTCATAAGGTGTAAGCTTACTATTTATAATGCCGTCTTTAGGTCTTTTCATTTCTTTATATCTCCTTGATTTTTTCTTTTATTGTATCATGGAGTTGTTAATAAATAAAGGATAAATTATGAACAAAGTATTAACAAATTATTGTTATAGTTGATATAGAACAGC